CTCTTACCTTTAAAAAATCGTCGGGTTCTGTTAGTATTACTTCCAAGGGTTTATACCCCGGGTAGTTTATACTTATCATTTCAGTACTCATTCCTGCCACCTTTTGTTATTTTTCTTTTCATATCGTCAATAATCTTATCATCTAGAAGTGGGAGTACTTGCTTAGCTTTTTCTGTGCTGTAGCCATAGTATTCTTTTATAACTTCCAAATCATTGATTTTCTCAGCCTTGATCCATTTATTGAATCTCTTCTTAGGCCTAATAATATTTATAAGAAAGTGAAATTGAAGGATCTTATCCAAATGAGGACGAGAGTTCATTTCATTGGCGGGGATTACTGTATCTGGCCCGTAGGATAAACCCTTATTAATAATATATGGGTTATATTGTTTCTCAGACCAATCATCTACTATTAAATTTTCCTTACTGTGATGGATTGCATTAATAAAATCAAAGGGCGAAATCGCAGGAGCCTTATAAGGAACTTCCTCTATTTTTTCTACAGGTGTTCCAAACAAGCTCATAGTACCATCCTTAATAAGCCTATGGTATCTATTGCAACTAACAATAAGTAGTTAGCCAACATTCCAAAACTTTTGCGAGTGTAGGCAGCCCAAGCGTACATAGCGCACCCAGTGATCCAGATAGGATAAAGTACCAATAAAGGGGGATTTGGTACTGTGACCGCCATAGTGATTGCACAACCAATACTAATAGCCCAAGCGACAAGCTCCACCCCAAAGCGAAAACTATTAGTGTGATAGTCATTACGAATCCATTCGAAAGTGGGTCTAAATAAATCAATCATTTAAATTCTACCGCTGCCATAATCTCAGTCAAGCAGGCTACTAGATTAATTTCTTGATCTGCGCAGAATGCTGCTTTATACTGATAATCAGCAAGCAGAAGAATAAGTTGCGGAACCTGTTTAACCTGATCCGTTAATGTATCATATAGTTTTCTAAAGATAGTTCCAGGATCATTATCTATATTATTAACAACCCATGTACGCATCTTTTTCCAATCTCCATCTTTTAAAGAAGAGACAAGTTCCTGCATATTGGATTCGCCTAGATTAACAAAGATACCTTCGTCAATTTTACCCGAGGCTGAGTATCTCTGCAATTCATTTAAGACACGTCTGTAATCAGGGAAATGCTTTTCAATTACCTTTGCGATTACTTTACCATCTGCCTCAATCTTTTCGATAGACATAATCTCAGTAACACGCTTAAAGAATGCTGCCGCAATCTTAGGCTTATCTGCTTTAGGTAATTTAAATTCAATAACCGCAGTACGAGAATGAAGCGGAGGAATTATTCTATTCTTAAAGTTACAAGTAAGAATAAATCTACAATTAGATGAGAACTCTTCTATAAATGCTCTTAATGCTGGTTGTGTAGAATTAGGATTAAGATAGTCCGCCTCATCTAAAATTACAACCTTTGGCTTACCACTGAATGATACAGTAGATGCAAACTGTTTAATCTTTGTACGAAGAACATCAATACCAGATTCTTCTGATCCGTTAATAATAAGATAATCTGTTTCCAACTCTTCGCATAATGCTCGAGCAACTGTGGTCTTGCCCATGCCTGCACCACCACATAATAGCATGTTCTGAATCTCACCCTTAGACAACATCTCTTGAAAGATGTTCTTTTGATCTGCGGGTAAGATGCAGTCATCTAGTTTGCGAGGGCGATATTTCTCAACCCACAAAAATTCATTTTCACGATATTCCATAATAACCTCATAATATTAATTTTTTTTCCACTTCATACCCAAAGACCAATAAATTAATCTTTTAATAATATTTGGTCTGTTCTTAGATCGAATAGTTATTGGAACTTGATCTAGATCAATAATAAAAGATGAAGAAGTAGCAGCACTACCAATAGTATAAAATGCATTTGTACCATTAGCCCAACAATCAATTCGATTACCTACGTAAAGAGATTCTTTTCTCTTATTTTCTTCGTAATCTAAACAGGGTTTAAAATCTAACCCTAACAAAATTTGTTCCGTTAGGGGATAGAAATAGTCAATCTCAAGCTGTTGCATCTGAGACAGTAGTAATTTCTTTAATACGTTGTTCCAATACGTTAATTGCAGTATTAAAATGTCCCGTGCCTTCTTCGGAGGGTTTGTAATACCGTCGAAGAGTTTCAATTTCATTCATTAAAACTGCAATATATTCTTCTCTAGATGTTTGAAAAGTGTTCATAATTATACCACCGAATCGGGTTCCATTGCAATAAAATAACCCAATGGCTTTGTTGCGTGTTTAAATTGGAATGCTTTCTTTTTCGAGATTGTAACATTATATGCATCAGGAACAATCTTAAAGTTTTCAACTGCCATGTGGCAATCAAATGAATGTTCGCTTGTACCAATAATTTTTTTATAGGTATTTGCGGTATCATTCTTTTTATCACCGATAGTCAATGTAACATTCTCGCCCTTGCTGGAGATTGTGATTGTCGGTGCACCTGTAATAGCAGCTGCCTTCATAATCATATTAACATCTTCTGCTGTCAATTTAAATTCATAGTGTGAATCTATTTCGATTTCCTTTGCAGGTGCTGCTACAATTACGTTCGGTGCAGAATAGAAGTATTCAAACTTGCCGTTGTCCTTCGACATGGTTAAGCTTTTCTCACCAAATTCTACAGTCTGATTTTCCATTAGTGTTAGCAAAGCTAACAAAGAATTTAAATCGTATACTGCGACTTCCTCTGGAAAGTCTTCAGCAACTTCTGCTCTCGCATAAATGTTTTTTGCTGTGCTAATTGTGGATAATACCTTACCTTTTCGGATAAGAATGTTGCTGTTGATACTAGCAAAATTCTTTAGGATATCAATTGTTTCTTTACTGATTTGCATTATTTAACTCCTTGGTTTCAATGTCATGTACATATAATAACATCATGCTATAGTGTAACACCTTTAGTATGTCTTGTCTATTCCTTCCGGCTTTCTTTCCGTATCTTTGAACATATTTCATTACGTTCCCTGCGGTAAATCCGACACCGTGTCCATTATCAATAATAAATTCGGTTGCCTGAAATCTATTCATTGAATAATGTTGGCCGTAAGTGGCGTCGATATATTCTTTCAACTCGTTTAAAAGTTGACCTTCATTATATTTGTAGTTTATTTCTTTCTCCATGGGTATCCATCCTTAAATTTCTTTTCCATCACACTATTGCCCCATATAAAGAAGTCAGCCTTGACCGAATCTTCTCTATTACCAACTCTATAATTCAATGAATATATTCCATTAGTATCATACGTAAACTCATGTTCGCGTAATACTTGCATTATGATACGATCTACTTCGGGTTGGTCGTCAGGATGTCTGGCCCTACGATACCATAAAGGAGATATTTGTATTGCGATAGATGTAGGTAAAAAGTATGCGCCCACATCCACAAAGAATTCTTTTTCACTTAAACACGTATGCCATTTGCCTAAGTTTTCGCAATCGTCAAGGCAAACATACTTACTATCTTTATCAACAATTTTTCTTAATGAGAATGCCCAATCATTAGTTTCACAAACTTTAACTAATGTTTCAATATGAGTAGGGTCAATGTAATTATCCTCGTCGAGAAACATCACATAATCCGAATCAATTAGATATGGCATTGCTCCGTAAATTCTATGCCCATTATATTGGCTATGCCCAGTATTGTGTGGTAATTGCATAAATGTAGCTTTGGAGCTAATAATCCAATTTGAAGATACCTTGGGGGCAAATTCTGTCCCATCTATTACTACAAGATGTTCTATATTATCATAAGTTTGCTCTGCAACAGATAACAAATTTTCTTTAAGATAATGGGATCCCGTTGTAGGAGTGATTACCGTCACTTTTTTACTCATAATTAAACCTTGTAATTTTGTAAGAAATAATTTAAATCTTCCGGAGTACCAATGCCCCACATATTTTTAATCTCTTTTACACGAATCTTCTTTTCATCTAAAATGGCTTCATTGTATACGGGACAAACATAAAACTCATTATTTGTTCTAATATTCTTTTCTATCATTTGATTAGTATATTTAACATAGTCGCTTCCCCGTTTCCAATAATAAACACCGACGGTGGCGTTATTACTAATAACTTTTTTCTCCGCAACTTCTTTTACAAATCCATCCTCGCCGATTGAAGCATAACTCCATTTAGGATGACTTGCTTCAAATGTTAAAATGCCACCATCAATCGAATCTGCACTAAAAGCATACATACATGAATTAGAATCCCATTCCATATATTGATCGCTATTAGCAATTAACAATGGATTATCATTATCTATAAATTCTTTTGCCAATAATGTTGTGCATGCTGCGCCTTCAGTTACTCCCTCGACTTGTACTATTTTACAGTCTGGAGCTATTAAGTTCAATAGATATTTTAAATTATATTTGTCATAATGTTCTTTTTGTACTATGAAGATATAATTGGCATCTATATTCAAATTATTAACAACAACCTGAATCATTGGTTTACCATTAACCTCAATTAAAGGTTTAGGAAATGTGTATCCCGCAGTAGCAAATCTTGAACCTGCACCTGCCATTGGAATCAATACATTCAATTTATTATCGCGCCAAGGCACCTTTGGACTGTTAGCTAATCCGTTTAGTAACATTAATTCTTTTCTTATTTTTTCCATAGATAAATCTTCGCAATTTTCTACAGGTAATAAATGTGCTCCGCTAGCAATTGCTCCTGTCCTTCCGATATGACTATCCTCAATTATTAAAGTTTCTTTTGCAGTATATCCCATAGCAGTCATACATTTCCAATACATTTCCGGAAATGGTTTTGGTCTTTTAACATCTTCATTACTAACATAGTAATCTATGTATTCCAATATACCAATTTTTAATAAAGATAATTTTACTGTTTCTCTAATACTATTACTTGCAACAACTATTTTATATCCAATTTGTTTTAGTTCTGTGAATATGGATATTAATTTTTGGTCATGTGTAAAATGTTTAAATGCATCTATGGTTGCAGATTGTTTATTTTGCCATACAGAATTAAATTCCGCTTTTGGTAATCCTTTTTCTGAATGTAGTAATTCTAATTTGGCAGTGGTGTTTAATCCATCATACTTACTTAGATGTTCCTCTCTGGTAATTACATACTTAGGATCAATTTTATTTAAAGCAGAATTCAATGCATCGTAATGAAGTTCTCTACTATCAATTAGAACTCCATCTAAATCAAAAATTATTAATTTAATCATACTCGGTTAGGTTTAAAAATTTCAAAAGGATTTACGGGAATAGGTGCCAGTCTTTGTAACGGCACATGTCTAATAATATTATTATAGTATTGTACAAAACAATCCTCGGGTGTGTGGTATGTTTCGTAGGAATTTAAACTTCTACTTCCCCACTCCCTCCATCGTTCTTCTAAAAGCCACACTATTTTATCTTTTAGATCAGAACAATCCATATTGTATTCTACGTATTCATCAAAAAACATATGTCCTTTTGATATACTATCTAAAGGTAACTTAGGTTGTAAAATTGCTGCACCTGCACTTGCCGCTTCCCAAATTCTCCAGCTATCGTAACTGTTACCTGGATAATTTACCACAATCTTAGATCTATTTAAAATATCTAAAGTTTCAGGAATATTTCTTTCATGCGAATACTTTATTGCCCAATTGATATTTAACTGTGATTGTATTTGAACAAGTTTATCTACAAAGAAGTTTCGTCTTTGATTTGTGGGTGCTCCAATAAAACAAACATCTACATCTCTTTCCCTATTTAAATAATCGTTCACCGATGGAATAGGAAAGTGCATTGGGTATATAGGACAATTATAATGTCTGTTGGTATTACTTGTCAACTCCCTGTGCATAATTAAATCAGGTGATCTTGAAAACCATCTACTAACATCTTCTGAATCAGTATCATCATGCTGAATAAAGAAACTATTCTTTAAAGAAGTTTCCAACAATCTACTAATTATAGGTAAATGATGCGGGTCATGTAAGTATGCTATTACAACCTTATACTCACAGCGAGGAACGAATGATTCTAGTTCAGGCTCTCCTATAAAATCACAGTCGTATCCAGTATTCTCTAATGATTTAAAAATGAAAGTACTATTAGGTACCCAATGGTAATTTAAAAATAAAATATCTTTTATCATAGTTATTCCACTTCCATAAATTCATATGATATTGCAACTTTGTCTCCCTTGCCGTGTTTGCATTGAAAGACTTTAAATCCACGATCTATAAGCATGTTGTCTAATGCATCAGGATCCTTAACGTGCGGAAATTCATATCTTATAAAAGATATTGGTATGTTTATAGTGTTAAAAATGTTATCAAGAACATCATATTCTAATCCTTCAATATCTATAAACAATCCATGTATTTTAGTTAAGTTATATTTTTCAACTAAATACTTAAATTCCTCAACTTTAACAAGGTTAAAAATTTCAGAAGCTTCATATCTAACAAAACTACTTTGTACACCTGGTTCAAGTCCATGATCCTCGTTATGGTAAATCTTTTCATACTCATTTGTTTTTGTCGGAACAACGGCAATATTCTCAAAGTACAATGTACTATTTGCATCCTTATAATTTTCTTTACATCGCTCAAATACTTCAGGCAAAGGTTCTACTAATATGGCGGTGTGCTTTTGTTCTAAGAGAATAGATCGTAACCCATACCCCTCACACATTATTCCGTCATTTGCTCCTAGTTGAATAAACCATTGCGTTTCCCCTGGTTTTAATTGTTCCTGATTTATTAGAATTAGATTTTGAAAGTCTATAGTTTTCATATTATTTTGTATGTTATGTTATTATCTATTTTATGTTCCGAAGGAGTACCATAATTTGAAATATAAAATTTAAGGAAGTTTACTGCGTGCGTTGGATCAACATTGTGTTTGTCGTATATGTCTTGCATATGTTTATAAAAGGTACAATACTTTTCCATTACAGCATGATTACCAAATGCTAAATGATCTGAAAAATCCCAGCCACCTATATCGGCAGGTATAATAAGTTCATCACTTTTATATAATTCTATATTCTTATAAGCAATATCTAGTCGGGTTCTTAATATTATATCGTATTCACTAATAATAGATTTGAATCCCTCATTAACAAGATACCATTGGTCTCGGCATCTGTTAGCCCAAAATTTTCCATGTTCTATTGCTCGTGGATCAGTAACCATTACGTCATCTGATCTGTCGTTTTGTATAAAAGGTATTTTATTTTTATTATAATGCTCAAGGTCAAAAATAGAACATGACATTAGATTAGGAACATCCTTGAATATGTCTCTTGTTACTTCAGAAGATATTATTTCTTTAGTTAATCTATTGTCACTAACATCCCAGGTTGCTATATATACGTCAGCATTGTATCTGTGTATAAGTTCTTCTATAGTGAAAAATACTTTTTCAAATGTTCTAGAAAATCCTGTTAATAAAATTGCTACTCGCATAACGCATTATACTCATGTAAGTATTGTTCTTCAGTTAAATAGCATCCGAGCCGTTGTGGTTGAAAAGCCCAATTTAAATTTATAGCTCTTGCAGTAGTTATAGTATTCATAACTTCAAAATTGTCAATTAGTGCGTGCATTGCTAAATCGTCTGGCCACTCTGTTATATCCAACTCAGGATTAACATATCTTTTAAGTAACATTTTGAACCAAAGATTTTCAGTACAAATAGAACCATTATTTCTTAACTCGGTTATTCTATTTATATCTAATTTTGGTATGTCCTCAAATACACGACCCCATTTTAAAATATCTTCTCTGATACCAACTTGAAACCAGTCATTTGCTCTATATGTAGATATATCAATATCCGACCCTGGCCTAATAGTCATCATATTACCTATTAGTAATTTCTCATCAAATGCACTAATGTTTGTTTTTGTTTTTTTTGGATAAGTATTTCTTAATTCGAATAGGTCTCTAAAATGTAATATGTCTGTTCTAGTAACCATTACTTCAGACCCTGTACTAACAGATACGCCTACATAATAACTTTGTGCTTGTCTAAGAAACTGTTGCACGGGACCTTCACCGGGATCATCCGAACAAACAATTTTATCTACACCAACTAATCCCTGTGTAGCATGTTGTTGACTATTCCATGTACTTAGGATAAGTTCTCCAGTATGCCAACTACGAATACTATCAATGACCTGTTGTATATACACACTAGGTCTCTTATCAAATGCAATACTACCTCTTATAACTACAGATCTCATTTTAGTTTTCCTACAAAATCGCTACATACTCCGTAACAGTTTAAATCTTTTATTCCGTCAAGGGTAGGATTCTTCCACTCAGGCATAACACATACACTACGAGTGGTTAGATCTTTGCCAGGATATGTCCATATCCATTTATGACTAGTAATAACATAATCGTCATTCTGATGCCAAAAATAATTAAGTTGAGTATTTGTCAACCATCTTAGTGCTGATAAATTTTTAGCATGTATCCAAAGACCAAACTGATTAAGAAAATCTTCTCTGATATGATAATCGGGCCTATCATGACCTAACCATAATTCACTATTCTCAACCCATAGATCAATTTCACAATCAAAGCCTTCCTTGAGAGCAACTTTAATTTGTTCTGGTCTATTTTCTAAATTTATATCTGGCCCATCGAATAGGCCTCTATGAGCAATTAATTTCATTTTCTAATATAGATGTTGTTGCCTTCATATTCGAAACCATTAATTTCAAATCCTCCAGGCAGTTCTTCAAAGCCAAGCTTAAATAAAAATTCTTCTATTTCAGGTTTTAAACTTTGGCCTTCGTAATATTCCTTTAGCCCAACTTCTGTAAAAATAACCTTTACATTTTTTAGTGTTTGAGACCCACCCTTGAATACATCTAGCTCTCCGCCCTGTACATCTACCCACAGTGCATCGACAGATTTAATACCATTAGTCATTGCCCAATGATCTAAGGTAAGTGCTTCCACAGTAATTTCTTTTTGTATCCAATTCTGATTAAAGAAAGTACCATTCATACCGTCAATAAATTTATACTTACTAGCAGCACCCGGATTATATCCTACGCCCTGAGATGTATCAATATCATAGAATGTTAAAGGGCCATTCTTGTTAGACAAGGCTACATTATAAATTTGTATTCTGTCCTGTACGTCTTTTGGTACACTGCTTTTCATTTGAATACATTCTCTGTGATTCTGAGGGCTAGGTTCAAATGCATGAATTGTTGCTGTAGGAAAAGCATAAGCAAATTCAATACTTTGCTTTAAATGCCAACTACCTATATCCAATACTGTTTCTATTGTATCAAAATCAATATGGTCAGCAATCTGTAATATTTTAGGTGACGCAATATTTTCTCTGCCCGAGTTTGCCCAACCTTTTAGTCTTTCAATATAGTGATCATTGGCCATGCTGTATTACCTTTTTATCATTGCCGCTAGGCGTCTTTACACAAACAACCGTAGTATCTTCTAAAAATACAGGATCAGAAATTTCCCAGGGTTCGACTATAAAGATATCGCCCGTTTTTAATTCCTTATCCTGCATTATCATTCTACCACTAACTAATAAATTAATCTCTGTAGTTGTGGTGTGATAATGCATATCCCATTTTTGACCTGCAGGGTGTGTTCTATAATTAACTTCAAAATCTTTAGTATGATATGCAGTTGGTTCAAAGCCTCCGACAAACCAACCATCATGCATATCTTTTATGTTTAGTATTTTCATAATCCGTAATCTGTCCAATTTATAGTGTTAAATCCTGAGTTAGTAATTGCACTTATTCCCACTGCTCTATCCATATCATCAATATTCATTTTATCATTAATGATATATCTGGATCCGCCACCCACTCCCATTACTAACTGATCCCAAGCCAAACCAAAGGAAGTTAATTGTTCCTCGGTTATTTTGCGTGTGCTTTCTTTCCTTGCAGTAACAAAGATAATCTTATGACCTTTGCTATCCCATTCATTAATTTTGTCAACCACCCCCGGTAATATTGTAGGAGCATTCTTATAGACACCGCTTATAGTATGTTCATGTTTTAATACCGTACCATCTATATCTATGAATAATGTCTTGGGTTTATTAGTATCAAATTCGCCAACCTTGCCCAAATATTTTGCGACATCCTCAGGTGTACCTAACGGGATATATGCATTATTAATTATATGAAAAGGTAAAATTTTAGCATCACGCAAATAATTGAATGTCTCGCTAATATAACATTCTGGTCTTCCGGATATTCTAAAAGTATCTAATAATTTTTTTGCGCTGGTGACAAAGTCTTTCCCTCTTTTCCAATAATGGAATCCAATCAGGGCATTATCAGAAATAGGATCCTTCTCCACAACCTTAAAAATTCTATTTAACTTTATTTCAGCAAAACTATTTTTCGGATCTTTACTCTTGTATAAAACAAGAGCAGCATCGGGGTCTTTATCTTTGACCCAAGATAAAAATGACATAGGATCCCATTTAATTATTTGATCACAATTATAAACAACCAATGGATTATCGTTATCAATAAGATCCTTTGCAAACAATACTGTATCTGCTGCACCATCTGTAGTATTACTTATTCTTATTTCTGTATAGTCTATATTTTTGTATTCAAAGATATCTGTCAATTCTTTATTATGCTCGGGATCATCAAAATCTCTAGTAATAAAAATGAACTTACCCTTAACATTAAAACTATCTATAGAATGTTCTATTAAAGTTTTACCATTAACAACAATTAAAGGTTTCGGTTTATCTATTCCGATTTTTTGAAATCTAGTTCCCAATCCTGCCATAGGGATAACAATGTTTATCATACCCGTATCCAATCATTAATAAGATGAAATTGGCTGCCTCGACCAACATCATGATAGTATAATTTCTCAGCAGTTAAGTCTAAACTATCTGCTAGATGAATAATGCTACTATCTATACAATGTATTTCCTTAGCATTTTTAATTACATCCACCCAATCTAATATAGTATCGGTCAATCCTGATTCAACATAGTATGTAGGTAAATCTGTTGTTATGTCCAAATTGTAAGAACCAGGACTACCTTGACAATGTACTAAGCAATAGTCTTTATCTTTTATAAACTTATTAAAGAATTCTTTACTAGAAGAATCATCTTTGGGCATTTGAAATTTATCCCATCTATCCTGAAATTCAATACCCGACATACCATAGAATTCAATATCGAAAAATTCAGATCCGCCACCCGTATAAATTATATCTAAGTGCGGTATATCTGTACGATACTCGGCAACAAATTGTTGTTCTTTTTCATATGTCTCATAAGGAATAGATACAGGAATTATTATATCAGAGTCTTCGTATAGTTTATTTACTGTAGGCAAATTAATATCTTTAACCATAAGATATAATCGCTCTACATCATATTTTTCTATAAGTCCATAAACCATACCATTACATATGATGTGGTCACCTAAACCTAAGTGGTGGTGTAATACTAATTCTTTAAATTTTTCCATCGTATACCGGCTCATCGTTTTCTGTGTATGTTTGACCTATGAAATTGTTATTTTCAAAATCATATGTCTCCCTCATCCAATCTACTTCTTTAACTCCATATATTGCAGTATCATTCATTATGTTTGGCCAAACTTTATCTCTCAAATAAAATTGATCTACCAAATATTGTTTAACGGAAATATATTCTTGCATAGCATCCTTAAGTGTACTATCCATTATTATATTCTTCTTACCCCACATACCTGCTAATATAGGAAATTCGTAGTGTGCGTCGTGGTCTCGAATAATCATATAATTATATTCGGAATCGAGCCAGTTGTCAATAAGTTCTTTTTCTCTTAAACTTAATCTTGAATCTGTGTCCCTAGATAATATCACACCTGGATTATTGAACATCATTTCAAATCTCCAGAATGCACCAAAACTATCATCTGTTACTTCTTTAACTATTGTATTTTTAAATGCAGATAGTTTATCTATTGTTTCTTTTGGTACGGTTGCATCGTAGTAAAATACGCATTTCCATTCAGGAAATATTTCTTCTGCAAGTTCTGCATTTCTAATTGCGCCCTGAAGATATTTAGGATTATCTCCCCAAATACTAAATGTGAAGTATTTGTCTACCATACAAAATTTGACTTGTGCCAATCCACAACTTCTTCTAAACAAGTATCAAAATTTGCTTCGCATGACCAACCTATACTTTTTAACTTACTATCATCTATAGCATAACGTACATCTTGCCCTTGCCGCTTTTCCGAAAAATCCATATACTTGTCGTAGTTTGTTCCGGTGCCAAAATAATTATCTATAATTTTTCTTGCAACAACGATATTCTTTTCTTCATAGTTACCTGAGATATTATAAATTTCATTAGTAACATTTTGAGAAACAATTAAAGAAACTGCATTTGCTGTATCTGAAACATGAAGCCATGTTCTAATAGGTTCACCGTTATCGTGCATAACGATTGGTCTATTTAAAGTTAAATTCTTGCATGCTCGTGGGATAAATTTTTCTACATATTGTCCTATGCCATAATTATTAGTTGGTCTAACAATTACGTAAGGAATATCATATGTCCTTGCCCAAGCAATAACCAACATATCTGCGGCAGCTTTAGTTGCAGAATACGGATTGCTTGGTTTTAATAAATCTGTTTCAGTATGAAACCCTGAGACTAAGTCACCGTATACTTCATCTGTACTAAAGTGTAGCAGTGTCGGTCTTCGTGATTTTGGTTTTTGTTTGATGAGTTCTAATATCTTATGAACTCCGTTGATGTTACTTCGCAGGAAAACATCTGAGCTGACAATACTATTGTCCACATGGGTTTCTGCGGCAGTATTAATAAAGTAATCACAATCAACTAATCGTTCGATATTGTTTATATCGCAACCATCAAATTTAAAATTTTTATATTCTAGTAATTCATAAAGAAAGTCTCTATTACTAGCGTATGTTTTACTATCTATACCATAAACATAATGACCTTCATCTAAGAATTTTTTAGTTACATGGTAACCTATAAATCCTAAACATCCTGTAACATAAAGTATTTTCATTTCATATATTCTTTCATTCCGTACATAACACCATATAGATCAAAATCTGATAAAAGATCTAGCATAGTGGAATCGCCAATATAAGGTTTATCACTTGTGGATTCAACTATTATTTCTTTATCTATATTATTTATATCGCAGAATAGTTGTAAAAATTCACTCAATGTTCTTTTCTTTTTATACACGCAATCTATTTGCCTGTGATGATAGTTGTTGTTTATAACATATTCTATAATTTTATAAAAATCGCCAATGTAGATGTAATCAAATTTTCTATCATTAGTTAAAACGAAAGGACCATCCGATGCTAAAAATCTTTTTAATAATCTACTATCCTTTTCTTCGGAACCGAAACATCCAAACAATTTAAGATTGGTAAATTTACTGGGATCTAAATCCCTAGAAATCATTCTTTTAGAAAAAGCATATGCGCTGTTATTGGAATAATCTTGTTCAATACCGGATCCTATATTAATGTATCTTCCAAATAAATCAGAATTGGATTTGAAATTATAATACATTGCTAAGTTTTTAGCAACTATACTTGGATCATTACTGGTAACATTTTCGTTGCCACCAAAAGTAAGACAATTTATAACGAAATCGGGTTGAGATAGTTCTAATACATTTCTTACAGCGGCAGCGTCAGTTACATCTATACCCGGTTTGGAGATAGACATTACTGCATTATTCTTTGCTAATCGAGGAGCTATGTATGAACCTATAAATCCTCCAGCACCTAAAATAAGAATCTTCTTCATTTTATTTTCACTATCATTTCTTTGGTTAATTCCTCATCTGAAAGGAACGGAGTCATATCATGCAGACCAGCTTGCTTGCCATTCTTCAATGCTTGCGCTGGTAAGATCTCCTGGTCTTCCAAACATTTACAATCTATAATCATAGGACCAACTGTTTCTAATAATCTAGGTAAATTATCAAGACTAGTTTTATTTTTAATAGGAGCATATTTCATACCAAAGGATGCAGCAATGTTTCTAAAATCAGGAAACCATAATCCCGATTCAGAACTTGTACCAAATACTCGCCCATCAAAGTATTTAGATTGAGTATTTTTAATACTTAAGTAGCCATTGTTATTCAATATAATAAACTTAATATTAAGATCATGGAGTTTTACCACAGCCAGTTCTTGAAGATTACTCATAAAACTACCATCACCCATAATAGATACAACAGGTTGATTACTAGCCATGCTTACACCGATTGCCGCCGGTAATGCCCAGCCCATATCTGCTTGTGCTGGGCTCGATATAAATCGTTGTCCCTGTTTAACATTTAATGCAACAGGGCCAGCATAACTAATACTACCAGCATCCCCCATTAAAATGTCTTCGGGTCTACTGTGTTTATTAATAGCATCTAATACTGCGTATAAATTTAATGCGTTAGTTTCATTAGTTGCTTCCCACTCGGGTTGAATTACCGGCCAAATATTTTTCCAATGGTTACATTTATCTATCCAATGTTGATGCTTCATATCATTTCCTTAAAAAAGTCAGATAGCGACATACAAATCTTTTCATTAATGAATAGTACATCTTTCTTTAGTTCATTATCATCTATGTCAATTAGTATTTTATAACTCTCAGGGCTAAACTGAGTTGGATCATATCCAACAACACTAGAATTTAAACTACTACCCAATACTAATAAACAATCCGCATTCTGCATAGCAAAATTCCCTGCTCTGCTACCCTTAATACCTACCGCACCAATGTTCAAAGAATGTGACCCAGGAAAGTAATCTCTTGCGCCATATGTACTAACAAAAGGTAAATCATATGTTTCAATAAAATTTACAAATTCTTTAACTGTGTTACTTTGTCTGATACCGTAACCTGCCAAGACAACTGGTCTTTGTGCTGTATCCAGTATAGTCCTTATTCTAGATAAATTATTTCTCGTATAGGATGGCGCTGGGTCTACATATAAAGTATAATCCTCTGGCATCTGTGCTGTCTGTACATCACCAGGAATATCTATCCAAACAGGACCTCGACGACCTTCTTTAGCAAGGTGTATAGCATAACTTAATTGATATGCTACATCTTCTGGGCTAGTAATAAACTTACTATATTTAGTCATGCCGGCATATGTACTAACAATATCGTGTTCTTGGACACCATATTTTCTAAGACTAATACCCTTTTGCATATTGATCCAACTACTACAAGTATTTAATCTAACATTGCCTGATAAAAATAAAACAGGGACACCATCTTGCCAGGCATTTAATACAGATGTAGCACAGTTAGTTCCCGCACATCCTGTTGTAGGATTGACTACTGAGAGTTCACCTGTAAATTTACTCTCACCAATAGCAGCATGACCGGCACCTTGTTCATGATGATAACAGATATAACCTATCTTACCGTGCTTAATAAAACCATCGTTTAATCCGCTAGCACCCCCGCCCATTAACCCATGGACTTTAGTAATACCTTGCTGGTATAAGTAATCAGCAATCCAATCGCATACTCTCATATTTTTTCCTAAGTAAATAAACCCATAAATCCATCTACAACTTCACCAATATATTCAATTTGTTCGGGTGTAATAACTGGACTTGTTCCATGGAAGAATGTGTTTGTCATAACCATTGTTGCAATAGGGAAATTTGCTTTAGCATCTGCAGGATCCATAATATGAGAATACGCAGGTTGTAGCATAATATTACCAGCAAAATATGGCCTTGTCTGAATAAGTTTCTCTTCCAAGTATTCCACAATATCACTTCTTGTAAAAGGAGAACCTTTACGAATAGTTAAAGGGAATGCAAACCAACTGGGATCAGAATGTTCTTGTGGCCTAGGCAAATGGAAATACTCTTCATACTTACTATAGATATCAAATAACAATTTATAGTTACGTCTGCGTAAGAAATGAATCTGATCTAATTTTTCTAGTTGAACTAATCCCATTGCTCCCTGCATTTCAATTGGTTTTAAATTATAACCAATTTCATCATACACATACTTGTGGTCAAATATTTCACCCGGCATTGTAGTAATCCATTCCTGGAATCGTTTGCCGCAAGTACCACACTTTAGTTTGTTAGCCTCAGGGCCTACACAGTAACAACCTCTGCCCCATTCTCTAAATGATCGAGCAATGACTTCTGTCTCATAAGTTTTACACGCTACAAATCCACCCTCACCCATAGTCATATGATGTGCAGGATAAAAAGAACAAGATGCCATTTCGCCAAATGATCCCAATGGCTTGCCGTCATAAGTACTACCTAAAGCATCACAACAATCTTCCAATAAGATTAAATCATACTTATTAACTAATTCCATAACCCATCTCATATTAGGAGGATTGCCTAATACGTGAGCAAATGTAATTACTTTAATATTATGTTGCTTAATTAATTCTTCTGCTTTAGTTAAATCTAGATTAAGTGTGTCTAATTCAATATCTAAAAATACAGGTTCAAACCCTAGTTGTAATGTAGGGTTTAGCGTTGTAGGAAACCCTGCGATTGGCATTAATACTTTAGTACCTTTAGGTAAGTTATAACCTCTTTTAGAAGTCAATGTAGCCATCATAAGTAGATTAGAACTTGATCCTGAGTTTGTTAGGATACCTCTTTCTTTACCAAACTGCTTAGGAAATTCCTTCTCAAACTTTAATGACTTGTCCCCCATAACTAACCAACCATCGAGTAAAGTATCTATGACAGACAAATACTCGTGTTCGTCAAAATAGGGGCCTGCGTAATTTACGAAATCTTTACCCGCAGTCCATGTCCTATTTGCTGCCTTATTCTGAAAATAAGCAGCTACGCCATTAATGATATCTTGTTTATTCATATTACCAGTATGCAAAATTAGTTTCTAAAAATTTATAATCCTCGCGCTTCTGCGCGCTGTCTATAGGCATAGGATACATCCAATGTTCATTGTACATATTATACCAACCTTTATACCCATCAACCTTAGTCCATCTATATCCTAATATACCAAAGAATATCTGTATAGCTCCACCTGTTTGGATACCTATTTTACCTTGCTGTTTAGCATAGTCTACATAAAAAGGAGACGATGTTGTTGCGCCAGAAAGTAAAACATCGTAGTCATACTTAGACATTTCTTCCATAATATAACCGACAGTATCAGACCAACTATTACAACCGGGATATTGTCTATCATCCATCATAGGATGAAATGGACTTCGTATAACACCTGCCAATTCAAAAGGTGCAATTATATCTTTATCCTTGCCCCATATTTGTTCTATACGATTCCATTGATACTTAATTGTTTCTGCGTGCGTGGATATTACTAATACTTTTTTACCCTTGAGGTATTTTGTCCAAGGATCAATACAACCTCGCACATGAGATGCATGACCTAGAATTGCCCCCGGATCCATAACAAGTATAGAATGCCCAGAATAAATTGGTCTGCCCGCAAAGGTATCATATATAAATTGTTTATTAGGATCGTTGTGCATAGAATTTTCTACATCAACAAATCCCAATAAATCAGATTGTTTCATTAAGTCAATAGTTGCAGGATAAATGCTATCCAAAAGATATTCCACACTTGTAGGAAACACTCCTGCTTGAACTACTGTAGAATCATTACAAAATTCAGAAGAAGGTTGTTTATTACTTAAGATACATTCTATAATATACTTGGCTGTATTGTCAATACGAAGAATAGATGCAGGATCACCTTTAATTAAGGTATCCCTAATTATATCATTCGTTTGTTGATAGCTGATCTTCATAGTATTTTGATAGATTAGTAATGTCTGTTTTAATGAAATAGAATGCTTCCTTGACGTCTTCTTCTAAGGACTCATATAATTCTGCCATCTCTCTTTCACCTTGATCCTTATTATAATTGGTTCCTGGCGGATGGTCAATAGTATGTGAATAATCTCGGAGAACTGGTCTTTGACTTAAAAAGCTAAGAGCAGAATAAATTATATCAAAACTCCAACCCATCTTATACGGAGAGAAATCAATTCCTTTTTCATCTGCCATATTAATAATGTCTTTGTGGATAAACCAACAAGTACAATCTGTATCTGCTACCATTTTAAGATTGGGTTCATCTATATTAAATTGCAGATCAACTCTGGAAGAATCATACCAGGTATAATCTACATTAGGTGCATAAATGCCCCATTCGTAAGTTTCAAAATATTTTTCTGCATCAGCATATAATTGTTTCCAATTATCGTATGATGCATCACCCTGGATATGAAATAATACGTCACCGTTTTCTTTCTTAAAGATTTCCAAAGCTTTCATAAACTGAGCAGTAAAATAACTATCCTCGCCTATATTATGCCAATCAGGATCTTTATGGTCATCGTCACTATTAATTACAATTGGTTCAACTCCAATCCCTCTGAGTTGATCTATCTTTTTAATTGTTTTGTCGTATTGTCCGCGCCAATTAAATATAAATGTAAGTATTTTCATTATTCTCTCATGTCTTGTTTGTTATAAACTACAGACTCAAACCAATTTAAGAAATTGTTCAAGATCATATAATCTCTAGGGATGCCTGCTGCTAAAGGAGGCGCTGATATTACTCTGTTATATAGATCCTCATCTGAATCTAATCTCATAACAAAATCAATTACTTCTTCATGATTACCAAAATCATGTACATTAATGAAAGATTGAATATTAAAGTCTGATGCTATTGTAGGACTGCCCCAATAGATAGGAATAGTTCTAGCATAAAAAGCATGGAGAATTTTTTCTGTGGCATAACCGGGATAAGAACCAGACTCAAAACATATATTAAATTTACGCTTGGTCAAGAAATTAATCTTAGCAAGTTCCCCATCTAGTTTGCTACCTATATTATTGTATAAGCCTCCGCCGCTATCTACCTTCTTTATCTTATTCAATTCTT